GACATAACCAATGTGCGGATTTCCTCATCAGTAGGCTTGTGCCCGAACTCCTCTTCCATGTAGGAGGCAGAGCCGTTCTCTTTTTCCTGCACATCCCAGCGGATGCGCCATTTGTCTTTAACCGGGTTCGTGCATTCCATCAGCGATACACCGGCACTTCCTTCAACTCTTCTCATGTAAACACGTATTTGGTTCTACCTTTGCCGAATGTCTCTGTCTTGATGGTCGTTTCAAACGGGAAACCATCCGGCATTTCCTTTACTTGTGCGAGAATATTCTTCATTTCCTCGCTGTTGGTGAAGAACTTCTTTGCTTCGCCGTTCACTTCGATGGCCACAATACAGCGGTCTTCTCCCTGCTCGGTCTTGATACCGGTCTCAAAGTCCTTCACTACAATCGGTAAGTTTACCAGTTCCCGGATGCTTACCACCACACCGGGAAATCGCTTCTTGCCGTCCTCCGGCTTGTAAGCGACATTCAAGTCTTTAAAACTTCTCATGTCTTTGCCTGTTAATTTTTTAAACAACTTATTACAGTCGGCGTGCTTCGTCATGCCGTAGAAACTGGCAATCAGTTCTCGCCGTCTTTTTCTCGATTTTACCTCGTGCATCTTCCGGGCAAACTTCTGCTTGATACGTTTCCGCAATCTTACATAGTCGGGACGGATAACATAGCCAAGGAAATCAATGCCTTCTTCTACAGGGAATACCCGTTCATTCGGCTTTATTTCCAAGTCTATTTTTCCCATTTGCCTGTGAATAACATCACGAATCTTCCACAATTCCGCTTTCGTTTTACCGAGTACCAGTCCGTCATCGCAATAGCGATAGTAATAACGAACCCCGTACTTATCCTTCAGATAGTGGTCTAAAAATACAGACAGAAGCAGATTTCCTGCCCCTTGTGAACTGCGCAGTCCGAAGCTTATACCTTCCGGCAGCAGCTTAACAAACCGCTCCAGTAGCACCAACAGCCTTTCGTCCTTGAACACCCTCCGGAAGCACCACATAACAAAGTCCT